TGTTCATAATATACTTACCATTTTTAATTCTAGGATCCATTAATAAACTTCTATTACCCAAAGCCCTAGGTCCTGCTTCTCCTTTTTCTTGATACAAAGCAACTATATTATTTTTTAAAATAAGATTAACGATGTAGTTCTCATCTACTATTTTGTGTTTATCAGTTAGATTTAATTTATACGAAGGACCCAAATACAAAGAATTGACTTTATCAAAGTCATTATTATTTTGTGTACGATATAAATAATGTTGACATGCTCCTATACTATTACCTTCATCTCCACACAAAGGATCTACATATATATTATTATTTTTAAAATATTTTTTTAATTTATAATTATTAACTACATTTAAACCTGTCCCACCTGTGATAATAATATTTTTATTAACATCTTTGTATGTATTAATTAAATCAAAAAATCTATCTTCAAAATACTTTTGAGTTTCAAAAGCTAAATCTTCTTTACTATCTATTTTGTATTTACTATTTATATTAAAATTATTTACAAAAAAATCAGTCTCTAACATATTATTTCTTAATTTTAAATTAGGTTTACCATAAGCACTTAATCCCATTAATTTTCCTTCTTCATTTATCCAACCAAAATAATTAGACACTGCACTATAAAAATGACCTAAATCAAAAGAGGATGTTATTTTAAATTTTGTATTTTTATTAATACTAGGAACATTTTTTTCTAAAAAAATATCTGCATTTTTATTTTTATTATGTTCACTATAAATTACTTTATATATAGTATTAAACTCTTGAGGATATTTTAAAGAAAAAACTGTAGTTGTTTCGTATCCAGTATGACCATTGGATAGATTATATTTAGAGCCTCTACCATCTACTACAAAAATAGTTGCATCTTTAAATCCAGAACTAAAATAAGCTTTTGTAGCATGCATTAAATGATGACTGTGATATAAATAAAATACTAAGTCATGTCTATCTATAAGCTCTAATCTTAATAAATAATCAGATACAAAAGAATGAGAATCAATAGGATCATAACTCGTACAAATCCCTACATCTATTTTAGAAATTATGTTTTTAATTTGATCCAAACATAATATAGGTAGGCCTCCGTCTTTTTTTAATCTTGATAGCCTTTCTTCCTGATTATAATAAATTAATTTTTTATTATCATATAGACAAACTGAAGAGTTATGACCTAATTGAACACCCAATATTTTCATTAAGACTTAATTTTTAATGGATCTAAAGAGATATTTCCAGATATACTTATTCTCTCTTCATCTGATAAGTAAAATGGATAAACACTATGTATTAAACTTGAAGGAAATAATAACATGGTATTTTCCCACTTTGAACTTAATTCATAAGTGTATGTGCAAAATTTACCTAAAGTATTTAAATAAGAAAATTGAAAACAATTAGCTCTAGGTGAATTTGATTTTTTTACAAAATCTAAATTTTTTTCTTTTTCATAAGAAGATGGAATTTTTATCCAAATGACAAAAGAAAAAATTCCACTATGATAATGAGAAGGATTAAATTCATATTTTTTTTGAAAATTAACCCAGAACTCATTTAATACATATCCACAGTTTTGAGTTAAAACATTAGGAACTAAAACGTCTGAAGTTTTTAAATATTCTTCTATTGTATCAATTAAAACATTTTTAAAAAACCAATCATCTTTATCAACTAAAGGAAAAGAAGAATTTATATTACCTGCTAAATTTGTTTTAGGGTTAATATTTTTATCATTAACAAATTCTTTTAATTTATTGATTGCTGTATTTGATAATTTTTGTTCTATAAAACCAATGTTTGGCAGGTGTTTGAGCATTTCTTGTGTATTCTATATTCTTTTTCCACATCCATAGCATATCTGAAGTCTGTTGTAAAATGCTTCAAATTCAAATATAATGGTATTAAAAAATTAAAAACCATATATAGTCAAATTCTATGTTACAAAAGATAGGTTTTCAACCAGGCATTAATAAACAAATATCAGAAACTGGCGCAGAAGGTCAGTGGGTTGATTGTGATAATGCAAGATTTCGTTATGGTATACCTGAAAAAATTGGTGGTTGGAATCAATTAGGAACTTTAAACGAGAACGAATTAACTGGTGCAGGTAGAGGACTACATCACTTCGTAAATAGTTTAGGTAGAAGATATGCTATTATAGGAACTAATAGAGTATTATACGCTTATTCAGGAGGTGTATTTTACGATATACACCCCATTCAAACTACAACCACGCTTACAAATGCATTTACCACGACCAACGGATCACCGACCATAACTATATCTTTTTCTAGTGCACACAATTTAGTTCCAGGTGATATACTTTTAATGGACAATTTTACAACAATTACAGATTCAAATTTTAGTGCATCCAATTTTGATAATAGAAAATTTATGGTTGTTACCACACCAACTAATATAACAGCAACAATTACAATGGATTCTAATGAAAGTGGTTCCGGTGCTACAACATCTGGGGGTATTAGAATACAAAAATATTACACTGTTGGTCCAGCTGTGCAAGCAAAGGGTTTCGGTTGGGGTTTAGGATCTTGGAGTGGTGAAGCATCAGGAGCGATAACAACAACTCTTAACGGAGCTTTGGGAGACAATGCGTTTGGAACTGGAGGATCAGGGACTTCAATTACACTAACAAGCACAGCTAACTTTCCTGATTCTGGTACAAACTTTATTAAAGTAGGGACAGAAGAAATATCATACACAGGTGTTTCAGGAAATAATTTAACAGGTATTACAAGAGCAGTTAGAGGAACTACCAGAGCTGCTCATAGTGATGGAGCAACTGTTACAAATACATCTGACTTTGTTGCTTGGGGTGAGGCTGCATCAGGAGACTTAGTTCTTGAACCAGGAATGTGGTCATTAGATAACTTTGGTGATAAAGCCATTTGTTTAATTCACGATGGTGCTGTTTTTTCTTGGGACTCTAGTTTGTTAGATTTTCAGATCAAGAAGATATAAACACTTACACACCTACAGCAACTAATACAGCTGGCACACAAAGATTGGCCGATGGATCACAGATCAGAGGAGCAATTAGAGGTAGGGATGCAATTTATGTTTGGACTGACACAGCGTTATTTACACAACGTTTTGTTGGTCAGCCTTTTACATTTGCTTTTTCACAAGTTGGAACTAACTGTGGATTAACTGGACAAAACGCGTGTGTAGAAGTTGATGGTGCTGCATACTGGATGTCAGAGAATGGTTTCTTTAGATATGCAGGTAAACTAGAATCACTACCTTGTTTAGTAGAAGACTTTGTTTATGATAATATAAATTTAGATTCTGGTAATCAAATGGTATCAGCAGGGTTAAATAATTTGTTTGGTGAGGTTATGTGGTTCTATCCTACAGTAGGCTCTTCTGTTGTTAACAGAATGGTTGCATATAATTATTTTGATTCATCACCACAAAGACCTGTATGGACTGTTGGTAGTTTAGCTAGAACAATGTGGCGTGACTCTGCTGTGTTTGGGTTACCACATGCTTTAGAATACGATGCAGATACAGATACATCTTTTGATGTTGTGGGCAACACAGAAGGTAGAACAAGTTACTATGAACACGAAACAGGGACAGATCAAAATAGAAATGGAACTATCACAACAATCGCAGCTAACATATCATCTGGAGATTATGATATAAGTCAAAGAAGAGGTATTACAGGACAATCAACTGGTATTGCTGACCTTAGAGGAGATGGTGAGTTCTTAATGAAAATAAGAAGATTTGTGCCTGATTTTATATCACAAACAGGATCAACTAGAGTTACATTACAATTAAAAAATTATCCTAATAGCTCACAAGCTAGTTCATCTCTTGGACCTTTTGATATTACATCATCTACAACTAAAGTTGATACACGTGCTCGAGCTAGAGCAGTTTCTTTAAAAATAGAAAATACAGGATCTAGTCAAAGTTGGAGACTAGGTACTTTTAGATTAGACATACAACCAGACGGGAGACGATAATGCCACTAACAAAAAAAGGTAAGAAAATAATGAGATCTATGAAAAAACAGTATGGTAAAAAAAGAGGAGAACAAGTTTTTTACGCGACTAAAAATAAAGGTAAGATTAAAGGAGTTAAAAAAGCATAATGGCAAAGATAGCACAAGTCATAACTAGACCTGCAGAACAATACGATTATACGGTAGCTGAGGCTCAGACAAGAGATTTAGATGCTATCGTAGAAAAATTAAACTCAACGTTTCAAGAAGAATTAAAAGATGAAATTGAAGCGTTTAACTTTTTTATTAACTAATGGCTAATCAATTTAAATTTGTAGGAACAGATAATAGCACATCAGGAAGTGCAATAAATCCTTTTGGCACTGGCAATCCTTTAGTAAGTGAGACATATGTAATTAAATCTATATTAGTAACATCAGAGGGAACACCCACAGTTACTATTACAAACAACAGTATTACTGCCATAAAATCAGCAGCCTTAACTGCCAATACTACAACGGAATTACTTACTCAACCTTTAGTAGTTGAGGGAGGTAATACCTTGACTGTGCAATCAAGCAGCACAGATTCATTTGATGTAGCGATCAGTTATTTAAATATTAAGAAGGAGATAACAGCATAATGAAAGAATTAAAACCACAAAGAATAATAGAGGAGATAAAAAATAAGAAAACAGGCGAAAAATACATGTCTGATGAGGAATGGAAATCAAAAGGTATACCAGAAGAAGATATACAAAGAGACGTAACTATAGTAATGCCAAGTCTTGATTTATTAGGAAAAACAAAATAGAATAGTAAGATGGCCATAACTAGATCACAACAAGCAAGACAGATGTTAAAAAAAGCAGGATTCGTAGTTCAAGACGGATTTA